TCTGTCTCTCAAGTACAGGGGCTCAGGGCGAAGCAGGCCGTTTTCCTGCTCCCGGAGCATGATTCTCCCTCTAAGTGGCTGCGGGATAACCCGAATCAGCTCTATGTTGCCATATCGCGTCACTCGGAGTTATTGCTTGTTTCGTTGCAGACCCATCACGCTACGTTGGTCTTCGGCGTGGGTGTTGAGGTGCGGGTGGAGGTCAATGGTTACGCTAAGGAGCATTCCTTGATAGCGCCTTTCCACCTAGACCGGCTCGTTGTCAGCTCCGAGCAAGTTGATGAATTCCTCTTAGATCTCAGAGATGGCGGTGTTGTCAATGATCAAGTGGTTTCGTGTACGAAGATTGATGATCCCTGGACTCCTGAAGTGGAAATGCCTTCACTTGTCTCGATTGCCGAGATTGAGATTTTCGTGGCCGAGCATTCGCAGCATGATCATGTTTTTGATCATGCGCATGCCCTGGATATGGTGATCCCGAAAAGGGGTTCGCTTGGGAAGATCGGCACCAATTTCGAGGTCAAGTTTGAGACCAATCCTCGTTGTGGCTTCGAGGGGGCTGATAAACTCGCCGTTCAACAGCGCGGTGACAATTCATTCGATGATTTAAGGAACGTTGCTCTCAGGCAAACCTCGGTCAGGCCAGTGTTCGAATCTCCGTCAGAGACCCTTAGACAGGCGCGTTTTATGTTTGCTAGGTTCTGCTATTCGTATGTCCAGGACGACTACACCACTTATCCGCTGTATTCAGCAGCGGACGAGTGGTTGTCCAGCCGTTCTGCAGCTTATCTGACGAAACTGGCTTCCGCGGTGAATGTGCATTTGGAGAGCGGATCCACCACTCGACATTCTGCGTTTCTTAAAACACAGGATAAGGTCAAGGCAGAGTCTGGTTTTTCCGCCTCTTGGACACACGGCCAAACCGTGATTGCTTCGGAAGAATCTTACAACGCTTTCTTCGGACCTAAGGCGCGCTCTTTCTGCGACCGGCTCGTTGAGATTGTTCGACCAGACTTGGTCATCGATGTCGGTTTATCCGACAAAGAGTTTGGCAGACGGCTCAGGGAGGCTGGTATTGCGTCGGCCGTTCAAGAAGCCAACGTGCAGATAGATATATCTCGGCAGGATTCGTCGCACACACTGGTTTCGGTCTTAGTTTTTGCGGCGCTCTACGTCTTTTGTGGTGGTGATCAGAGGGATGCTGCCTTTTACGTGGAACGCAGGTGCGAGTACTCCTTCAAGAGCATGGCCCCGAATTTGTATCAGGCCATTCTCAGGTTGAATTTGCCTTCGGGCGACCCGTTCACGCTGATTTGCAATATAGTGCAAGCCATGTGCGCCAC